ATAATAATCAAAAGAAAAAAGAAAAACAAATCTCTGCTCTTATATCAGAACTTAAACCATTAGTAAATGAAATAGGAGATGCTACTCTAATTGTTCCTTTAATTAAAGAATACTTAGAAATAAGTGTTAAAAACGATGAACAATTAATTAAGATGGCTACCATCATTCAGCGTATTATGAGTAATAATGGAACTGCTGAAGGTGGTTTTGGTATTTCTGAAGAAGAAAAAGCACAATTACTCGCTGAAATAGATAAATTTAAAGAAGGAGATACATGAGTGGAATTGATATAAAATATGGTTTTCAATCTACTTTATCAAATACTCTTAATTCTCTTAACCTAGCTCAATCATTTACAGAGAATCCAGGCGTCGCTTCTTGTAGAGTAGAAGACATAGTATTAGATAATAGTCACTCACGATTTGATGAAGTAGGAGGATGGAATGGGATAGGGGCTATATTTTATGCTCCTATTAGTGCTGATGCTAACTCTCAATATACAGGTGAGTTAAAAATTGCTTTTCCTTTATTTCCTAATATTAAACATTATCCTTTAAAAAATGAAATAGTTCCTATTATTCAATTAGCTGATGCGGGCATAGAAGCAAATAGTTTTTCAATGCAAAGTTATTATTTACCTCCTATTAATATATGGAGTAGTCAAGTAAATAATGCTATGCCTGGTACTGAAGCTCCCATCCCATTAATAACCCCATATGACCCTGGTGATTATATTCCTGCTGAAGAAGGATCTACAATTGGTAGTTTAAGACAAATTACAGATGGTAGTACTAATATTAATTTAGGTACAACTTTTAATGATAGTAATACTATAAAAAATCATCCTCTTTTACCATATGAAGGAGATATAATACATGAAGGTAGATTTGGTAACTCTATTAGATTAGGAGCAACTGTAAAAAATGCTAATATAAAAAATACTTGGTCTACAGAAGGAGTAAATGGTGATCCTATCACTATCATTAGAAATGGACAAGGTACAAAAGGAGTTGATGGAACAAATAATCCATGGGTTAATACAGTTGAAGATATAAATGATGATTTATCTTCAATTTATATAACAAGCACTCAAAAATTAGATCTATTCCCATCTTGTGTACTTAAAGATTCATACCAAACTAGTACTCCTCCCGATGATGTTAATGTATATAATCAAAACCAAATAATTTTAAATTCAGGTCGTTTAGTTTTTAATGCTAAGACGGATTCTATATTTTTACTCTCAGAAAAATCAATCCATTTAGCTTCAGATACTTCTATCAATATGGACGCTAATGATCAAATTGTTTTAAATTGCAAAAAAGTAACTATAGGTTCAACTCAAAATGTCGAGCCAGCTGTTATGGGGGATAAATTAATGAATAATCTAAAAACATTAGCAACTGCTTTGAGTGCTGTAGGTGACGCTTTAACAACACATACAACTATATTTGGTCCTGCTCCTGCTTTAACCGCTATAGGACCTGTATTAAAATCAGCTAGTGAAACATTACGAACATCTATAGATAGTAAAGTTATGTTGTCTAATAAAGTAGAGATAGCTAAATAATTTTTAAATATGACATTTATATCTATATCAACCACAGTTTTAATTAAAGGATATACTGTTGATGAAGCGGGAAAATCTTTATCTGGAGTTAATATTGATGTGAGTTCTCCTGATATATCCGCTACATTAACTAGTAATAATAATGGAGAATGGAGTGTTTCTTTTCCAACAACTGATTTTGATCCTAAAACTGTCACTTTAATTTTCACTAAAGATGATTATGATCTTAAAACTATAACAAATTTATCTAAAACCGGTGAAAAATTAAATACAGAAATATACGATGTGAATCGTATAACATTATTTCTAACCCCAGATGCTGAAACTGACGCTAATAATACTATACTTCAAGAAGTAGTTGTACAAGAAGCAGCGGATATAGCTAAACAATCTAAAGATCAATTAGATGGGCCTGGTAAAATATTAGCTAATATTAATGCTAAAAAAGGAGATTTAAAAACTATATTAATACCAACAGTTATAAAACTATTAGCTCCATTTGGAGCTTTAGCATTACAAGCTATTTTAAAAAAACTACCTATTGGTAAAATACTTAATTTATGTAGATGTCCTAAAAAATCAATTATTTTAAGTTTAATTAAAAAACGTAATAATTTAGCTAAATCAATAGATAATATTTATAAAATTGTTAAATCATTATCAACTTTATTAACAACCATAGACACTGTTGTGTCTGCTATTCAATTAGGAGTATTAGCTATTGAAATATTACCTTATCCAGCTACTGGTATACCACCTGTTTTACCACCATTAACTTCCGGAATCATACAAACTATAGGTACAGCTAAAGATAAATTAAAAGATTTATTAAAAATAGCTAAAGTTAATATTAATTTATTAAGTATGACTTTAGGTGCTTTTGGTATAGTGTTAGGTATAATTTTAAAATTATTAAGTATATTAGATGCTCTTGTATTAAAATGTGCTGAAGATAAAAATATAAGTTTTAATGCTATAAATAATGAACTAAATTTATTTGTAAATACTTCTACAGGAGTAAGTAATAGTAGAGTTATAGCTGAATTAAATGATTCAACTTCTATTAATTTAGAATTTGTTTCTCTTGAACCCCCTGAATTAGAATCTCTTAAAGTATTTTTAAATGAACAAAAACTTATAAATAATCAACTTACAGCAGAACCTGGTGAGATAGAAACCCCAGTTCAGCTTAGTACTCTTAATCAATCACTTATTGATTTTATTAATGTTGAACCTACACTAGCAGAACCACTTAGCCCAGCTCAAAGTGGAATTTATAGAGGATTTAAATTAGAAATTAAATTAGATGAAGCTAGTACTAGTAAATATCCAAAGCGTTTTGCTCAAGCTTTAAATACTCAAGGAGTACCTGTATTAAAAACTGAATCATCATTTGCCTCTGATCCTCAAGTTTTGTTAAGTGAATTAAGATTTATTATAGATTCAAATCCTAATTTAAGTGCTGAATAATTAAATATTTATATATATATGAAAACAGATATTTTAAAAAAATTAATTAAAGAAGCAGTTCGTGAAGCAATTCAAGAAGAAATTAAAGATATACTTCTTGAAGCTGTGCGATCTCCTAAAACTGTAGTTAATGAAAATGCTAATCCTATTCCTTATACTACAAAACCTAATGGAACAACCAACATAAACCCAGATATTAAGCGTAATTTACGTAGCATGATTGGTGGTGAATTTGACACTACAATTTCTGCTAATTCATCACATGCCCAACCAGCATATACTCCTCCTCCTGTTAGTACAGTAGGTGAAGGTTCAAGTTTGCCTGGTGGTGAGGTAAGTTTAGATCAAATAATGGGATTAATGACTACTAAATAATGGCATTTCAATTACCCCCACAAAACCCACTAGATTTAAATAAGCGTGTAGCTATAGGGGTATCTATACCTTTTAATCAACCATATGTATTTAATTTAACATACACCACAGTTGATCAAATTAAATCAAATATAATAAATTATATTTTAACTAATAAAGGTGAACGGGTTTTAAATCCAAATTTTGGATCTAATTTAAGACAATTATTATTATTTGAAACATTAACTGAAGATACTTTACAAGCTATAAAACCTAAATTAATTAGTGATATACAGAGTAATTTCCCTACTGTTAGTGTTATAGATTTAAATTTTGTTCCAATTTATGATGAAAATACTGTACAATTAAATTTAAACTATACTGTGTATAATAATAATCCTCAAACTATTCAAATAATATTCTAATAATGGCTGCTGAAAATAGAGATATTAAGTATTTAAGTAGAGATTTTAATGATTTTAGGTCATCTTTAATTGAGTTTACCAAAACATATTTTCCTAATGTATATAATGACTTTACACCCTCATCCCCAGGGATGATGTTTTTAGAAATGTCAGCGTATGTGGGGGATGTTTTATCATTTTATCTTGATAATCAAATTCAAGAAAATTTTATACAATTTGCTCGTCAAACAGATAATCTTTATACTTTAGCTTATATGTTAGGTTATAAACCTAAGGTTACAGCGGCTGCAACAGCAAATATAGATGTTTACCAACAAGTACCTTCTTTACTTGTAGATGGAGACTATGTCCCGGATTATACTTATGCTTTATATGTAGATAAAAATTTAAGCATAAATTCTAACCTAGTAGGAGGATCTAGTTTCTTAATTCAAGATACTATAGATTTCTCATACTCTAGCTCTTCAGATCTAACAGAAGTAAGTATATATTCAATTAATGGTACTACAAATACTCCTGATTTTTTTCTTCTTAAAAAAACAAGACCAGCCATTTCAGCAGAGATAAAAACCACATCATTTTCATTTAATTCTCCACAACGTTTCCAAACTGTTGAAATAAATGATCCTAATATTATCCAAATATTAGACATTGTTGATAGTGATGGAAATGAATGGTATGAAGTACCTTACATGGCTCAGGAAACTGTTTTTGATACTATTAAAAATACTAATCCAAACGATCCTAATAATTATCAAGAAGCAGGTGAGGTTCCGTATTTATTACAATTAAGAAAAGTACCACGTAGATTTGTATCTAGATTTACTTCTCCTACTACTCTTCAAATTCAATTTGGAGCAGGTACTAATACTCAAAATAATGATGAAGAAATTATCCCTAATACTGATAATATAGGTTTAGGACTTCCATATAAACGTTCTTTATTAACAACAGGTTTTGCTCCTGCTAATTTCTTATATACTGATACTTATGGTATATCTCCTTATAATACAACATTAACTGTTCGTTATTTAGTAGGTGGAGGAATTACTTCTAATGCTCCTGTGAATAGTCTCACATCATTAAGTAATAAAGGAGGCATGATATTTCAAAATAATAATCTAGATCCAGTGATAGCCCAAACTGTTTTTAATTCAGTAGCTGTCAATAATTCTAGTGCTGCCGCTGGTGGGCAAGATGGAGATACACCTGATGAAATAAAATTCAATTCATTATCAACATTTGCTACTCAATTAAGAACAGTCACCCAAGATGATTACTTAGTTAGAGCCCTAAGTTTACCTCCTCAATATGGCTCTATAGCTAAAACATATATTGAACCAGAAAAATTATCCAGTATCCTTCCAGGTCAAATTCCTTCAGTTTTAAATTTATATATTTTAGCTTTTGATAATAATAAAAAATTAAAACAAGCTGCTACAGCTTTAAAACAAAATCTAGCAACATACCTTTCTCAATATAGAATTATTAATGATTCTATAAAAATTAAAGATGCATTTGTAATTAATATTGGAATAGAGTTTGATATTACTGTTTTACCTGAGTATAATAATAATGAGGTATTAATTAATAGTATTCAAGCTGTGAAAGATTATTTTCAAATTAATAAATGGCAAATCAATGAACCTATTTTATTAAAAGATTTACTTATACTTATAGATAAAGTAGATGGGGTTCAAACTGTAAAAAATGTTACTGTTTCTAATAAAGTAGGAGAAAATTTAGGATATTCTAAATATGCTTATGATATAAAAGGAGCAACTATAAACAATGTTGTTTACCCTTCATTAGATCCAATGATTTTTGAAGTTAAATATCCTGATACTGATATTAAAGGACGTGTAGTACCTTTTTAATTTTCATATTTATAATAAAAAAATGGCAGTTTATAAGATATTTCCTACTCAAGATGCTACTATATATTCCTTATACCCTAGCAAAAACACAGGGTTAGATCCAATTATAGAATCAACTACTAATATAGATATATCTGGTGCTCCTCAAACTAGTAGATTTTTAGTTCAATTTGATTCTGTTGAAATAAATGATATTATAAATAATAAAATTAGTGGTTCTCAATGGCAAGCTAATTTTAAAGGATATGCTTCTGTTTTAAATGGCTTAAACACTACAACTATACTTGAATTTTACCCTATATCTGGATCATGGAGTATGGGTACAGGTAAATATAATTATTCTCCTGAATATTCTAATGGAGTAAGTTGGACATGGAAATCTTATTCAGGCAGTAATGCTTGGTCTATTAATGGATTTTCATCTTATGTGACAGCTTCTTATTCTGGTTCATCAGGTGGAGGTACTTGGTATACTGGTTCTTCTAATTCATCTGTTTTACCAATTTATTCAACCCAAAGCTTTGAATATTTCAACTCAGGTGATATTGATGTTGATATTACCAATATGGTTAAAGCATGGTATAGTGGTTCTATACCTAATAATGGTTTTATAGCTAAACAAGCTGTTGAATTTATCCTTAGTGAAGATTATCAAATTGAGATGAAATTTTTCTCAAGAGATACTAACACTATTTACCCTCCACAACTAGAATTTAAATGGAGAGATTATATATTTAACACAGGTTCATCTACTATTACTGCTTTAAACACTATTAACGCTACAGTAGCTCTTGATGAAAACCCAGGAGTATTTTACCCTGAAAGTATAAATAAGTTTAGAGTAAACAGTAGACCAACATACCCAACTAGAACATTTCAAACTTCATCATATTTTACAAAAAATTATTATTTACCAACATCTTCATATTTTTCAATAAAAGACTTGGATACTAATGAAGTTGTTATAGATTTTGATGATCAATATACTCAATTAAGTGTTGATGAACAAGGTAGTTATTTTATATTATATATGAATGGTTTAGAACCTGAAAGATATTATAAGATTTTAATTAAAACTATTATTAATGGATCAACATTAATTTTTGATGATAACTATTATTTCAAAGTAATAAATGGCTAATTATCCTTTAAATAGAGTAGTTTTTAATAAAGAGGCTTATGAAAAGACAATTGATACTTCATTTGCTCAAATTCAAACACCTCCACCTCCTTTACGTAATACTATAACAGTTAGTGAATTTTTTGAACTTTACACTAATATATTTTATGATATACCTACAGAAGGTGATATAAATTCTCATACTTATTTAGTGGCTAAAAGTGGAGAATATATAGATGCTGAACAAATAAATCAAGATATTCAAATTTTATTAGATGAAATAACTGCTTTAAGACAAGAAAATTTAAAACTTAATCAAGATATTCTTAATTTAAAAATATCATCTTCTCAACCAACTGTATAATATGGCTGTTACTGTATCAAATATTAATCCTATTTTTTTAGAGAATCAAACTTACTCATCCCAAGATCTTGGTTTAATTCCTGCTGAAGTAACAAATTCACTTTTTGATCCCTCTCGGAATTATATTGAATATACCCTTATTTCAGCCAATGGGTCATTTCAATTAACCAACCAAAATTTTACAAACTATAGAATAATAAATGATCCTTCTCCTTCAAATTCCCCAATTGTTTTTAGTGTTGATATCAACCCAGAACAAGATTTAAGAGATCAAGGATTTATTGATGGTGAATATAATACTATATATCGTTTTTTAAGAAATGAGTTAAGTTCTTCTTTTGATACCCGACCTTATTATATAAAATCTATATCATCAGATAGAACTGAAATTAGAATAGCTTCTAATGTCATCTCTAATTCTGATATAGAATTAACAACATTTGAGTTTAAATCAAGATTAAGTACTACTCCATATTTCCAAGATTTTTATCTTAATTTTGGGAGTAATAACTTATTTATAGCTAATAACATATTAGTTGATAATACTAAAACTCAATATGAAATTTTAATAAATTTATATGAACCTTTACCTGTTCAATATAGATTAAAAGACACATTATGGGTTGTAACTCAAGTAGCTGATCCATTAGCTTTTAATATAAAATTTGAGCCTGAAGTTATAGTTCCTCAAATTACTACTCCTACTTTAAAAGGTCCTAACATGGACTTATCTGTAAAAGATAAAATTAATAACTCTAGTAATTATGTAAATTTTGAAGAATTATTATCTACAAGTTTAATAACTTCTTATAACCAAGTATTATCATATTTAGAAGATAAAGGTATTAATATAAGTATAGATTATACTGATTTTAGTAATTTTGTTCATTTTTCTTCAGCTAGAGCTAGAATTGAAAATTTTTATTATAAAGTCCAATTAATTGAAGAATATAATGTTGCTATCACCAATGTTGCCTCATCAGTCTCATCTTCACAAGCTACTAGTAGTATAGAATTAGCTGAAGCTAAAAAAACAGAAATTATTAAAAATTTTGATGGATATGAATATTACTTATATTTTTCCTCAGGATCTAAATCATATCCTAAAACTAACACTGATCCACCATATGATTTATACTATAGTGAAGATGATGTAGTTATTCAATGGGTCACTTCTCTTTTACAAGAAGCTGATTATTATGATGAAAACAACCAAGATTATTTAGTAAATACAATACCTGATTACTTAAGAGAAGACCCACAAAACGAACCCTATAAAGTGTTTATAAATATGGTTGGTCAATTTTATGATAATATTTGGGTTTATTATAAAGATCTTTCTAACCGTTATAATGGAGATAATAGATTAGATTATGGTATCTCTAAAGATATGGTGGCTGATGCTTTAAGATCATTTGGTTTAAAAATATATCAAAATAATTTCTCATCAAATGACTTATTTAACGCTATTACAGGATTAAATATTATCCCATATGGTCCACCTGTTGAATATCAAGTTAACGGAAATGTATATGTTGAAAATGATGTACCTTCTGGCCCACCAGAGAATGGACCTATTTATATAGATGAAGGACAATATACTGGATTTTTTAATGATGATGTTAATTATTATTATTATGGAGATCCATCTGAAAAACTTACAAATTATATAACAGCATCTCAAGAAGCTTTATTTAAACCAACAGATGATATAAATAAAGAAACATATAAACGTTTATATCATAATCTACCACTTTTATTAAAACAAAAAGGTACAGTAGCTGGTTTAAGAAATTTAATTAATGTTTATGGTATTCCTGATACAATCTTAAGAATAAATGAATTTGGTGGGAGAGATAAAAATGCATCAACTTATGATTATCTTCAAAATAGATATTCTCATGCTTTTAAAACCCATAATAATGGATTAGCCCAGATTCCATGGCGACCACTACAAAATAATTCTAATCTAATCCCAGATTGTATCCAGTTTAGATTTAAAACAGATGGTATTCCTGAATCAGGTAACCCTCAACTTTTATTATTCAAATCAGTTTCTTCACCAACAACTCCACTTACTGCCACTGGTACAGGTACACCTATACTGTTTCTTATTTCTCTCCAACATTCAGGATCAGGAACAGGTTCTTATTCTGGATCTATAGATCCTTATGAAAATTATGGTAAATTAAAATTTTGGATAGGAGGATCTAGACTTCAAGGATATTTTGCTACCACACAGGATATATATTTACCATTTTTTGATGGTGGATGGTGGAGTGTAATGTTACAAAGAAATCAACATACTGCTGTTAATACTCTTAATACCACTTATACTTTATATGCTGCTAATAAAATATATGATAGTGAAGAAGGATACAAAATAGGACATATAGCTTCTTCTAGTATATTTGTTAATGGAAGTGTTTCTAGTTCTGTCAATAATTCTTGGAATAGCACAGCTATAGCTGGGAGTGCTATTACAACTACACTTTTAGGTGGAAGATATGGAAAATTTACAATTAATAATCCTAATAGTAATACTTTACCACCCTTATTAACTACAGATACTAAACCTGTATTTTCTGGATCATTACAAGAATTTAGATATTACACCTACGCTTTAAGTGAGTCTCAATTTAGAGATTATACAATGAATCCTGAATCAATAGAAGGATTAAGTTTAACAGGTATTACTAGTTCTTTTGGTAGTTTACGATTCAGAGCTCCTTTAGGGAATGAATTAGAAATTTTTACTTCATCATTAACTCCATATGATTCTCAATCATACACCTCAATTCACCCTGCTATAACAGCCTCTGCTCTTTCTTTAATCACCCAATCATTCACCACAGTTACCTCAGCATTCCCTAATAGTAGTTCATATTTAATTTATTATTCTTCATCTACCCAAACTCAAAGTTATTATGAACCTAATATAGAAACATACTATTACAGCCAGCCTTTAATAGGATTAAAAAATAGAAATACTAATAAAATACAGTTAGTAGAAGCTGAATATCCAAATATTAGTGTTGATTATACTCAATCTGGAAATACATTAACTCAATATAGAAGTATAGCTCAAAATTGGGCTATAAGTGGAAGTGAAATCCCGGATATTAATGCTTTAGAAGTTGCTTTTTCACCCCAAAATGAAATTGATGATGATATAATATCTACCTTAGGTTATTTCAACATTGGAGAATATATAGGTGACCCAAGACAAGTATCTTCCCCTAATACTTTCTACCCAGATCTAAACAGATTAAGGGATGATTATTTTAAAAAATATTATGAAAATTATGGACTATTTGATTATATTAGATTAATTAAATATTTTGATAATTCATTATTTAAACTTATAAAAGATTTTGTTCCGGCTAGAACAAATTTAAGATCAGGTATTGTTGTTAAACAGCATTTGTTAGAAAGAAACAAATATCCTCAACCTCAAGCTAGCTGGAGAGATGAAGTAATAACAGCTTCTATCTATACTCAACAAGTATGGGACCCTGTGTCACAATCTTTATATATGTCTTCTTCTTTAATAGAAAAGATATCTGGCAGTACAGGTGGTACATTTAATGAATTTAATACAACTTTTTCTCAAGGTAGTATTATAGCTAATAATAGTACTGAAGTTATTTTTTATAGTGTTTATAGAAATGTATTTAATAATTCTTATAATATCACTCCGTATGGTGATTTAATACAAAATTCATATTTTAGTATTAATACACAAAAAGAAATAATATCTAATTATAATAACAATAATGTTACTTTTAAATTCTATATAAATTTAGTAGATCCTTTTACTTACACTTTCAAACTTTCATCTTCATTACAAGGAGAAATTGAAACATTCTCTACTTCTTCTTTAATATCTAATACTCCGTATTACTATAATATTAATAATGTTACTATCTCTCCAAATGAAAAATTTATCTTAATTTTAAGTGCTAGTAATGTCTTAGCAGGAGTATCTAACGCCTCACTATCAGCTTCTTTCCTTCCAACCACAACCCAAGCTTGGTATGAATCAACCATAGGTCCTACAGGTTCTACTCAATTATTACATAATGATCAAAGTGAATTTTATAATGGAGAATTACAAGGAACATTAATTGAAGCATCAAATGGTGAGTTAAATGAAGCTAATGAATTTAAATACGCTTCAACATTAGAAGTACCATATGATGTTTATTTATATAGAAGTGATATTATAGGTTCCACTGCTTTAGCTAATACTTCTAATACCCTAAGTTCAGGCTCCATATATTTATACTACGATATAAACGCATAAAATCAGTTATATATAAATTAATATGCCTGGAGGAGTTACATACATAAAAATAAGTAAAATTGATAAAGATGGTATTGATAGATCTGGATTTATACGCCAGCTTGAAACTTTAAGAGTAATATATGATGTTAACACTACTGAAGAATATAAAATAAGAAACGTTCAACCTCAAGGAGATAGTTATTGGTGTGCTGTTTCTCCTTTATCCCAAAGTAGCAATTTAGGAGATTATTCAGTCTTAAACTATAATGTTTCATTAGATCTAACTAGCACTTCTACTAGCTTTAAAACAATAGATAGTAGAAGATTTTTCACAGCTTCTTATACTGCTACTTCTAATACTTTAGGATATTTTAATACAAGTTCTGGAGTATATACTTTAGGTAGTTTACCAAATGTTAGATTAAGGGTTATAGCTTCTAATGTCGCTATAACTTTTGCTGCATCTCCTAGCTCTACTGTAGCTCAATTTTGTTTGATTGGCAGCGCTAGTTTCGCGGCTAATAATACAAGTTCTATAGTATGTTCTGATCCTGAATCATTAGGTCTAACCAATCCTAATAAAAGTTTTACTTTATTTTGGGACCAAAGTAGTTCTCTTTTTCAAAAAGGATCAAAAGTAATACCTGTAATACGCATAAGTGGTAGTAGTACTCTTATAAATTCTTTTGACTGGGAAGATTTATCTTTCCAAATGATAGACAATAGTAACAATATAGTTCCTTCTTCACCAGATGGTGATAATAAATTAATTCTTTTTGAACCTGATGGGATTAATTGGGATTATAATGATTTTAATCCATTATTTGGTAATGCTGAAGAATCTAGATTATCAACCCAATTCCTTGATGTAGATTATGAATCAGGATTAACAACCCCTCTTAATTTTCTCCCTATTATATCAGGAACCGCAGTTCACGCTTCCGTTCAAGATTCCAACTATGCTTCTAAAGCTTGGTCAAATCTTCGTTATAATGGTGTTAGAAGTACATCCTTAGGTTTCAACCAGAATTTAGATTTTGGAGGATTTGGTAATATTCCTAATGTAGAACAGAATCAAACATTTTTTACTTATTTTAATTCAATTCAAAATACTACTCCTATTATTAAGAATCAAACCGCATATAATATCAAATATTTAATTGATTCTGCAGGTGAAGTATACCAACCTGCACCTTCTACTCCTGCTTTATATAATTTAATAGATAGTTTTGAAACAAATAAAAAAGCTACTATTAAAACTATATCTAATTCTGGTAGTGATTATTCATTTTTAAATGATACTCATCCTATAACAAATGTAGGAAGATTAGATCTTATATTAGTTAGTGAGACTGGATCTGAAAAAAATGATTATGTTCCTACTATGTCTTTTGACTTTGGAGTTTTAGAAAATGGTACATCTAATTATACATTTTTTGCTACAGCTACTTCTTCAATTGAAAAACCATCAGGTAGTATAGAAGCATTTATCTCATTTAGTAACGCCGTTTATAATACTGCTGGACCTAATTATTCTACTACAACAAATACATATACTTTCTCAACCCCATCAAATACAACAGGATCTAATGGTACTAGAGTGAAGTTTAATGCTAACATATTGTTATATAGTGATAGTACTCCTCAATTTAAAATACAATTTATTAAAAATACTAGTGATGTAATAGCTGAAACTGTTGAGACTGCTTGGTCAACATTAACAGCAAATCAATTGGTGTCCGCCTATAATGAAATTGGTGGAGCTTTTCAACCTTTTAAACATAGATTAGTCACATTTTCTACTCCTTTTTTAGATTTTAATACTAATGACACAGTTAAGGTTAAAATTATAAATTTAAATCCTAATTATAGAATAGCTACTAGAGCAGGTTCATCTTTTTCTTTAACTCAAGAATATTCTGCTACAAGACTTAATATAACTAGCTCAGCAGCTACACCTTATTGGCGCACGGGTAGTAGTTCTAACCCAACTATATTAACAGCTTCTTCTGGATTAACCTCTGTTTATAATATTAATTATAGACAATTCACCCCATCTTCATCCTCACTTTTTGGTTTCCCAGCTATAAACACTGATTTTAATAATTTAAAAGTAGGTGATAAAATTCGTTTTGAATATCTAGAAGAAAAAAAATATAGTATATCTGAAATAATACCTAATGGTCCTAGTGGTAACTTATGTCTTAAATTAGATGGAGTTATTCCTGCTAATACTCAGTTAAATCACTTTATTTTATATAGAGTTGTAAATGATGGTTCTTCAATTATATTAGATGTTAATAAAACCATACCTGGAGAAGAATTTACAGGTATATTACAACCTCAATATGTTAGTTCAGAAGTATCAAATAATTACAATCAAGTAATTCAAAGTTTAACTGAAAAAGGTTTAATATCATAATATTTATAATAAAAATAATAAAAAATGGGATTTCTTAATAATACTGTAGTTACAGTTGATGCTATTTTAACTCGTAAAGGTAGAGAATTATTAGCTAAAAATGATGGTTCATTTCGTATAACACAGTTTGCTTTAGCTGATGATGAGATTGATTATACTCTTTATAATCCAAACCACCCTTCAGGTTCGTCATTTTTTGGACAAGCAATTGATAACATGCCTTTACTAGAAGCTTTTCCAGATGAAACTCAAGTAATGAAATATTTACTAACAACTTTACCTAGAGGCACAGCTAAATTACCAATACTAGACCTTGGATATACTACTATAACATTAAATCAAGGTGCTTCATTAGCTATTACTCCTCAAACTTTAAATTATTTAAGTGGTACCACTACATTTGAAGGATCAGGTTATACAGCTACAATAGCAGATGTACGATTATTAAACACATTTACAGGTGTTGGTATTAATACAACTCAAGCGACTGCTTTAAATTCAACAACTACTCTTGGAACTAATGTGTCTAAGACAGTAATTGGTACTACTATTAATATGACAGCGACAACTGTCAATATTTTATTCCCTACAGGTGTGAACCAAATTTCTACTACTTTAACAGTTGTTGGTAGAGATAGTGGAGCTAGAATAACTATTCCTGTTAAAATTAACAAAAACGTTTAAAAAATATATAAATGGCTTTTAAAAGATTAGACCCAGAAGATTTTGTAGTTAGTGCTGACTCAATAACCGCCCCCGCGTGGACTAATAATGTAGCAGCTTTATCAACTTTATATACATCCTCTGTCCAAGAAGCTAGTAGTAATGGAAATTATTACTTAAATGTCTACCAAACAGCTTCTACTGATGCCTCAGCTGAGATACAATTTAATTTAGCATATGGTAATTTAACAGGTTTAGGATCTTTATTATATAATACAGGTATAGCTAATCTTTCTCCAACTCGAACTGTTTATGGTCAATTCCGAAATTTAATATATGGGGATGAAAATGCTAGTTTTATTTTTGGAGGAGTAACTCAGGATGATTTTTATGTTATAACTTTAGATAGAACTAGATTTAAACAAACTTTATTCCCTGGCAGTTTAAATCTTCAATTATATAACTCAACAGGAGATACAATATATCTAACAGATAATAGTAATGATACTTCTGTAGTCACTTATTTAGACTGTGGAAGAGTATATCAAATAGTCTCAGGTAGTAGTGGATATGCTGTTTCTTTAGCTAATAGTGCTCCAAATGCTGTTGCAGCAGGAATGACAATATCTGGTTCATATGGACTAATGTTACCTGATATTGGAACTATAGTTTTAAACGCCGCTGCTCTTGATTTAGCATTTGCTAATGGAGGAGTAAGCTTAGGTACCCTTAGACAATCAGATACTGATAATAACAACCCAGCTAAATTATTCGCTCGTTTAGGAAATGCAGGATCTAGTTATTTCGCTCTTAATAGTCAAGAAACAGTAACATCTGATTTTGCTTTTGTTAGAGCTAGAAATGGCGAATTTAACTACTCAGAAAACCCAAGTTTTATATCTGGTAGTACTGGAACTATAGTTTATGATGCTTTTATTCAAAATCCCCAAACATATATTACAACAATAGGTTTATATAATGATAATAATGAGTTACTGGCTGTAGCTAAACTATCAAAACCTCTTAAAAAAGACTTTTCAAAAGAAGCATTAATACGTATAAAGTTAGATTTTTAATGAATGAGTGCTTTCAAATCTCTTACCTCTCAGGATGTCATTGTGACTCCACTTGTAGTTAATAAAAGATTTTCTTTTACAGGTACTGCTTCTTTTGAATCTTCAAATGTAGAGATTGATCGCTTTATAGGAATCAACATCCCTGAATCTGTTCCCTTCAACCCAGATACTGATCCAGTAACAGGGCAAATTTCTAGTCAATATCAAAGACTTGTTTATAATAGTATAAAACAATTATACTATTCAAATGAATTACCCAACCCTGAAGGAACTATTATAATTACAGATTTAAACGGTAATATAGTTGAAAATAATTTACCAACAGATGTTCATAGTAGATTTGATAATTATCTTCAAACTACATTATCTCAATCAAGATTTTTCCCTACAGGAGCATATGACCAAGTAGGTGTGGTAGCTGTACCTAAAAAACTTTTTGGTGATTACATAGTTCCTGGATCTGTTAGATATATAGCTGGTTTAAGTGCTGGGACAGGATTATTAATATCCGCTTCATTAGTAAATGGACTTCTTATAAAAAAAGATATTAATAATTATCCATTAATTAATGGTAGTGGAAGCGCTAGTAACCCCATAAATTGGAGTTTAAATTTAGACACTGTAGGATGGTTTGATGCTGGAACTATTGAAATTCCTGATATAGCTTACCCATACACTATAGAAATAACAGCCTCATTCCCTGCCTCTTCTGGGTCATTATATGTTGCTCCTCAAAATTATAATGCTCCTACTACTAGTTATACAGTTTATGATGATGATAATCCAATAGTAGTTGATGGAACCAACTATTCTAACACTTCTCCTTTTGAGTACGTTATAGAACCTGTACCTACTGGGATTACTATGTCTTTAGCTATTGATAATGGAGACAACACATATACTTATATAGCTAGCAGTAGTGTAGCATTTTTAGCTGACTCATCAGTCTCTATGTCTTTTAATTATACAAGTGCTGATGAAAATACAAATTATGTTTTAATACCTACTTTTAACGCAAGTGACGCTGAAGAAGCAACAATACCTACTAATGTAACTATGAGATTAATATCAACTGATACTAGAGTAGATATTAGAGACAATGGAGAAGGGAATTTATATGCTATTGGTACTCTTTTAACAGATCCTGTAGGCATAGTTGTTTATACTCATGGTATGATAATATTGACAGATCAAGCATTGATGACTAATTTTACTAGTTCAACAACTACTATAGATTTTCAAAGTGCTAGAACAATATATGAAAATCAATATAAATGTACTATTAGAGAAAATGAATTTAATTACTCATTAAATCCTAGTTTAATATCAAGTAGTACATTTGTTAATCCATTATTAACAAGTGGATCTATAAGCACATTAGGAAAAGTGTATGATTTTGTAACAGGATCATTCTTTTCTCCATATATTACAACAATAGGTTTATATAATGATGATAATGAGTTACTAGCTGTAGCTAAATTATCCCAACCTTTACCTACAAGTAGAACAACAGACATGTCTATTTTAGTAAACCTAGACATGTAAAAACTTTAGATATGAATAACTGGTTTTGGTATGAAAACATGGGAATTAAAAATTTCACAACTATAGAAGATTTCCCACAAGATAGTTTTGGATTTATATATAAAATTACTAATGTAGTGACAGGTAAATTCTATATCGGTAAAAAAAGTCTTTATCATAATATAAAGAAAAAATTAACTAAAAAAGAACTAGCCGAACAAACAGGTCCTGGTCGTAAATCAGCTACTAAAAAAGTTCAAAAAGAATCCGATTGGGCTACATATTGGGGTTCTAATAAGGAAATATTAGAAGAAATAAAAACTAAAGGAAACTTAGCATTCCAAAGAGAAATCCTTAAAATAGTTAATACTAAAAAAGAATTAACATATTGGGAAATAGCATATCAGTGCCAATATAATGTTTTGCTTATAGATAGTTACAATGATAACATATTAGGAAAGTTTTTCAAAAAAGACTTCGCCTCCTAAATAGTTTTTCATATTTTAATAGTATGGTAAACCAGTTATTAGTAACCCTAGTGGATTCTGTTTTAGGTAAAGGTAAAAATACCTCTAAAA